AAGGAACTCAACAGTTAGGAGACTGAACAGTCCACCTAGTTGTTGTTCCAATTCCATCTGAGTTAGTCGTACTTCTTCTGCAGTAGTACGTTCTGACTGTCGAACATTCAACACAAGGAATGCATCTTGGATGCGTTGTCCTAGTTGTGTTGCCATGTCCCATGCAGTCTTAAAGTCTGCGGTCTTACCGACCTGCACAACACCTACATCTTCAGGTCTTCCCTGAATGATTGCACCGTTGCCAGCAGCGGCTAGAGCCTGTGGTTTAGTAGTCGATGATGGAGATACAAGGAAGATAACTTTGGCAGCCTGTGCAGCGCCTTCTACTAGGGCCTGAGAGAGTGCTTCGAGTGACTTAAGATCACCTAGGAACTCTTCAACCCTACCTCTTCCATAATTCTCACCGTCAACTTGATTGAATCTAATCGGGAACCACGGAGAACTATTCTTAGGTGCAGTTGATCTGCTACCTGGAATGATCTTGTCCATTGCTTCCTGATGCCAGACCCATTGGCCTGACTTCTCAAGTCTCGCGTAGGTATACACCTCAACGTCATCACCTTGTGGCTTGGGACCATCATCCCCAACAGCGTTGGGTTTCGGCTCTGGCAAGTCCTTACCTAGTGCCTTTCTATTGATGATTTCTTTAGTAACAATCTCAGTTACGTTTCCGTTCCCGTCACGGTTAAGTACGAACCTATTGAATGGGTAGTTCTTCATCCCATCCTTGTCCATGTACAACAGGGCGTTGCCGGATACAATCAGATGCTTCAGTGCTTGATGAATAGCAACGCGATGGTTCTGTGCGTTGACATAATCCATGATCAGTCTCTCTGTCTTAGAGAATGAAAGGTCAAGCTCACTCCTTACTTCGGGAGGTAGCTCAACACCGATCTTGCTATCATTAATCTGAAGCTTAAAGAACGTAGTGCTAGGTGGCATCAATGCCATCATTAACTTTGCAGCTAATGTGACTACCGACTTAGCACCAACTGATTGCCAGGGTGTCTTGAGTTCTACATGACCACCCTTAGTTCCTTCGCCTTGTTCGTGAACGAGATAAGGTAACGTCAAACGTGAGCACTCCTTAGCTGTTGTAAGGAATGCCCCTCTCATAGAGGAGAGTTGATCGTATCTTTGTCTCGCTTTAATCATATGTTTACGCCATTAGATGGCCCACTTGTTCCTGTGTTTACTCCGGTGTTACCAGCAGACAACATCTGTCTGTTACTAGCACTGTTCTGTTGCGTACTCTTCTTACGCTTAGTTGCTGCAGCCACTGCTACCTGAGTCGGTTCGTTATTCAACTGCTGTAGTGGTGGTGGTGCAGGTGGCTTTGGTGGTGGGGGTGGTGGTGTGGACTGAGGCAGTGGTGGCGGTGCCGGAATAGGATCCGGTGCGCTTGGCGCTGAACCTCCCATACACATAGTTAATTCTCCAATCTTTTGATAAGCCAGTCAACAACTGAACGTTGACCAGCGCGGTACATGATGTGCTTGATCTCATCGTTGGGACCAGCACTTAGTGGTGGGAATGTTGCATCCATATCATTTAGGATGGCAGTTGACTGCATCCCTAATGCTTCGAGAGCATTCAATGAAGGGTTAGGCATATTGGGGTAAGTTATTATTCGAGTGCTCAAAAAACGCTGGCATCCGGGCAGATTGTGTGTAGGAAAGTTCAGGTGCCTTTCCCTCATACATAAGCCGATCGCTAGAGTTGGTCCAAAAATTTTTAGCTAAAAATCTATCGCCTTGAGTATTTTTACTTAGAGGCTCCATTACCCAGTGGATAGTGGCTTTGCGTAACTTATCTAATGATTGTGAAGGCTTTAAATTAAGCTCTGCACAAACTAACGAGTTACACGCGACATGAATTTGTTCATCTCGGCTGATGTCAGCTGATACCGTCCGCATTCCAGCATCACCGTTAGCGCGTAGAAAGGGCAGTAATACGAAGAAAATTGCACGCTCGGCAACCATCGCTTTGAGGATAGTGTGATCTTTATGCGCCTCCCAAGCATCGCGTAGGGCGAAGGCTTCCCTCTCAGCTTTTTCATCAACTCCGTAGCTAGAGGCGATGAAGCCGAGAGCCAAGTCGTGGTTAATCTCATCTTGGACATTGGATTCGAGTAACTCCCTCGCCATGCCTGGAATCTCAGTGGTGAGCGCATCATTGATAAAATTCCCTACAGGCAACTCCATATGTCGTAAGGCGAGTACACGATGGATAGCTTCCTCGGCTCCATCCTTCACTGCACCCGCAGTTGTCTGTACTGGTGTCCATTTTCTTTTTCTGTCTTGTAGCTTCTGATAAGGGTTCATTCTGCACAATCGCAATCTGGTTCATTATTTAAAATTTCGTTCAAGTACCTATCGACATCCTCTGCATCTAGTGCAGCGTAAGCGTCTGATTTGTCCTGAACATCACCCATTACCTGTAAGGAGTAATAGAGTGAAGTCTGGGGCGATTTCAGCCACTCTTCAACAAACTCATCGTTGTAGGTTACCGCGTCACTCCATGAGTTGAAGCTGTATCCGTGAAGAAGTCCAGTACGGTCCAAGATATTCATAATGCCGTCAGCGACAGCTTTATAAGCATCCCAACCAACTTCTGACGCAATTTCTACGTCACCATAGTCATACGTCTGCACACCAAAGGTGCCAGAGTCACGGTCCACTGATCTTGCAATAGGTGGTGCAATTTCAGGGCAGCATGTGTAACCACTAAGGTCTTGTGACCTATAGCTACAGGACGCGGTAGGAGCAATAGCAAAGGCCCTTACCATCTTATATTCACGGGCAATAGTTGCTGCTGTTCTAATGCCCTCTGATAGTTTCGTTACCAGCTCAAATGCTGGTGTATGAACTACTTCTAAATTGTTGTACTGCTTTAGTGCTTCACCAAATTGTTGGTAAGTTACTCCGTACCGTCTGAGCAAGTTTGCAAGACCAAGCATCCCGAGTCCAACTTGACGGTCCACCTCGGGTGAGAGGTACTCTCTATCTTTCCCGACATTTGTAGTAGCATGGAGTCCACACAATTCGGACATACCTGAAGCGAAAGCCTTTGGAATGTCTTCGAACTCACAGGCACCGAGATTGACGTGCTGGAGTAAGCAGGTTCCTCTTGAAGGCAGGTACACTTCAAGGCATACGTTACCTCTGATTCGTTTTCCATCTTTATCGAATTTTATTTTGTTGAGCCAGATGTCCCCTTTCTTAATGCCTTGGAGTAGGGCGTCTCTAACTCCACGGTCAAGGTTGTCCCATTTTTCTTGGTCAATGTTGACGCATCGTTTGACCCAGGGGAGTTCACTTCTGGGGGTGTTAATAAACTGAAGAAGGTCAGCGTTGTCAGCATCAAGATGGCACACAACGGCACCATTCTTATAATGCCCACCACGTCGTAATGTTTCATTAAGTACTGAATAGATTTTTGCAAAAGAAACAGGACCAGAGGCCATAACGCCAGATTCGCGTACATGTCCTGCTGGATCTAAGTTTGATAGGTGAATAGCAACACCCGCTCCATGCCTAAGTGCATAGGAGCAGAAACGCCAACTGGCTTCAATGCCGTCAGCAGTGTCCATCTCATTCTGTACTTCAAAAACTGTGCATGATACGGGTAACCGGGAAGTAGGATCATCGATCCAACTCTGCACACGTCCGGTACGAGAAATAAGTGAAGGTGTCATTTAATTAGGTCGCCAAGATATGGTGGTTGATAGTTTGGTCCCTTTAGTACTTTGCCATCAGCTCTGAAGATAGGGTTCCCTTCATCGTCAAGCTTGGATAGGTTGGATTCATGTAGACGGTTCATAGCTTCGTCTAGATCCCAACCCTCATGGGCGGCATATTGATAGCAGACATAAACTAGATCTGCCAATTCTTTTAGAACATGATCTAGTGGTTCGTGGTGATAGGCTTCATGGAATTCAGACCATTCCTCATCGATCAAACTCTTCTGAGTCAAACGTCCATTCTGGGAAAAGGTCGGGGATACTTGAAAGACAGTTCTGAACTCTTTCGCCTGTTGAAGTAAGGTGTTCAATTTCGTTCTGTAGGTAGTGGATTGCTTTTTCTAAGTCTTCAATTTCGTTCTGTTTATAACCAGCTCTACAAATATATTTTATTGCGTTTCCTCGGTGGAAGCCGAGCGATTGATCGCGAATAAAATCCCAGACATCGATTCTTCCTCTGGTGTAGTGGGGAGGTGAGGCCATTGTTTTACTAAATTAGATACGTTGTTGGATAAGACGAAGCATTGCTTCTGTAATGCTAAAAATATTGTTCCTAAATCTTCTAGTTGGAACTCTCCTCTTTCAAGGATCAGTTCAATTTGCCGTAGCTTTAACTCTTGCTCCATTGTCAGCTCCAGCAGCACTGGAGGGGGTCCAAAGGATTGGTTCTCCTTTTTTGAAGTCATACTCTTTACATGTAAGGATCTTTGCAAGCCTTGCATTCATCAGAGCGTGCTCTTCATCAAGGTCTTTAGCTTCAAATGCTTCTACAACAGTCTTCCAGTTGTAACCGTTCTCTTCAAATAGGCTTACTGCCCGTTTGATGCCGATTCCGGGAACTCCGCTGTATCCGTCAGTTTGATCGCCTGCTAATGTCTGGATGAAGTGCCAATTATGTCCTTCTTCAGGAGTCACACTCATCATCTCGGTCATG